TAGTATTGAGCCTTATCGTGCTAACGCTTACCGTCAGGACACTTTATCTGGCGCATTTTTAAATAAGAATAAGCATTTGGATAAGTTGATCAGGGAGAAACTTGGGTTGCAAACGGGAATGGATTCCGGTACGTATGCTGATACTTGGTCTTCAATTATTGCAAATGATGGTTCCTGTCAACATTTAGATATGTTGGATGAAAATGAAAAGGCTGTCTTTAAAACATCCATGGAAATTGACCAACGTTGGGTAATCGAACACGCCTCTGATCGTCAACAGTTTATTGATCAAGCACAATCCCTCAATCTGTTCTTCCGTCCAGATGTGAATATTAAATATCTACATGCAATTCACTTCTTGGCATGGAAAAAAGGTCTGAAAACACTTTACTACTGCCGCAGTGAGAAACTGGCTAAAGCAGATAAAGTTTCGAAACGAATCGAACGTGATGTTATTAAAGAACTTGATATGAGCGCTATTGCTCAAGGTAACGAATGTTTAGCTTGCGAGGGATAAATGAAAAAACTATTACTAACACTATTGTTTGTTCCGTTAATTTCGTTTGCACAACAACAAAAGGCCGGTGTCACATACGATGTACTACTCACAAGAGTCATCGATGGCGACACCGTAGCCTTTCAAGCCAACTGGTTGCCAGACCCTCTTAAGAAAGAGTTGTCAATTAGAGTCTTTGGAGTCGATACTCCAGAAAAAGGACATAGAGCAAAATGCCCACAAGAAGATGCTAGAGGACAAGCCGCAACCCAATTCACTAAAGATACGATTAATAAATCCCAAAAGAGACAAGTTGTTCTCATGGATTGGGACAAGTATGGTGGTCGTGTATTGGGAGATATATTACTAGACGGCAAAAGTTTAAGAACATTATTAATAACAAACGGTTTCGCCAGAGAATATTATGGTGAAGCAAAAACTTCATGGTGCTAATATGAAAAAGGTTATAAGATTTACAGCTTCGTGGTGCCAACCTTGCAAAGCACTAAGTAAAACCTTAGAGAATATGGATATAAAAATTCCTATTGATGTTGTCGATATTGATGAAGACTCAAACGCAGCAATCGAATATGGAATAAGATCAGTTCCAACACTTCTTATAGTTGAAGATGGAACGGTCATTAAACGAATGGTTGGTTTAAAAACAGCAGAACAATTAGGGGTATGGTTAAATGATTAAGAAATTAGAAACAAAACTCACAGATGAACGAAATCATTTCAAACCATTCAACTATCCTTGGGCTTATGATGCATGGTTGAAACACGAACAGTCACATTGGTTGCACACAGAAGTTCCAATGGCTGAAGATGTGAATGATTGGAAAAAGAAATTAACAAATGAAGAAAAACAATTCTTAACACACATTTTCAGATTCTTCACACAAGGTGATATTGACGTTGCTGGTGGTTACGTTCGCAACTATCTGCCATATTTCCCACAACCAGAAGTGCGTATGATGTTGTCTGGTTTTGCCGCACGTGAGGCACTTCATATTGCCGCATACTCACACCTAATTGAAACTCTTGGTCTTCCCGAAACAACATATAATCAATTTCTCGACTATCAAGAAATGAGAGATAAACATGACTATGTTATGGACTTATCTTCACGTAACGGAACAAAAGAATCAACAGCAGAACATATTGCTGTGTTCTCGGCATTCACCGAAGGAATGCAACTGTTCTCCAGTTTCATCATGTTGTTAAATTTCCCAAGGCAAGGCAAGATGAAGGGCATGGGTCAAATTGTTACTTGGTCGATTGTTGATGAGACTCAACACGCAGAATCCATGATCAAGTTGTTCCGCACATATATAGAAGAAAACAAAGAGGTGTGGAATGACGAACTCAAATCAAAAATTTACACCATTGCTGAACGAATGGTCCAGCTCGAGGATAAGTTTATTGATTTGGCATTTAGTTTGGGTAATATGGACGGGTTGGACGCTGCTGACGTTAAACGTTATATCAGGTATATTACTGACCGTCGTCTTATTAGTCTTGGCCTCAAAGGTATTATGAAAGTTAAAAAGAATCCTCTGCCTTGGGTTGAGGAAATGATCAACGCACCCACCCACACAAACTTCTTTGAGAACCGTGCAACTGATTATGCAAAAGGCGCACTACAAGGAAATTGGGGTGATGTGTGGGCTCAATAAAGGACTAAAATGTTTGGATTAAATTGGGATATGCCAAAAATTTTTATTGATACGATTCAAGAAACAAAAAGTTATTATACTGATGCAATTGTGAAAGAAGAAGTGTTAAATAAAGCCTGTCACGATTTTATAAAATCACAAACAGAATTTGCTTACATGTTAAAAAACAATTTTATTAATGTATCTAAGCACTATGTAGATACACAAACAAATTATCTATTTCCTAAGATAAAGGATAAAAATGAACAAAACGATAACAGCGGAATGCCACAACTGTGAATCTTCTTATGATGTGGAATATGTCGAAGAATTAACATCGGCAGAATATCCAGAGTTTTGCCCGTTTTGCGGTGAACTGATAGAAGAGATTGCAGAATATGATGAAGATGATGAAGATTCGGACAATCAAGAATGGGATTAAGTTGGTTATATAACAATCAAGACTTCACCGAAGATTTAATTAATGAATATTATGGTTTTGTCTATAGAATCACAAATAACACAACTGGTAAACAGTATATCGGCAAAAAATTCTTTTATTCTTCAAAAACAAAGCAAGTTAAGGGAAAAAAGAAACGTTTTAAAATATCTAGTGATTGGCAAACTTACTATGGTTCTAATGAAGAACTTAAAAAAGACGTTTCAACTTACGGTAAAGAAAATTTCAAAAGAGAGATAATGCATCTATGTAAATCAAAAGGTGAATGTGGTTATCTTGAAGCAAAAGAACAGTTCATCAATGGTGTTTTAGAAAGTGATGTATATTATAATTCTTGGATTATGGTTAGAGTAAGAAAATCACATATCAAAGGATTACAATGTTAAGTTACCTTGAAGATGTAAGAGATTATGATACACTATGGTTTTTACCAATAGAAGATGAAGAATCTTCACTTCATGTAACAGCAAATCAATATAAAGAGGCTGGAGAACCCATTGGTGGTGGTTTGATGGGTCCCGAATGGCACATAGTATTATTTAAATCAGAACAAAACAATATTGATAAACTAGATTACTTTGATGCAATATTGACGGATCCCAGAGAATACATTTCATCTTTAATACCACAAGGCTGGTATGGGTTAGTTGCTAGAAAAACAACAACCTCCAATAAATTTATTGAAAGTGTCATTGACAAGATCAAAAACATGTGATAGAATTTGTGAAATTGAAACTTTGTAAGGTTTGTTATGATTCTCGTTGATCTAAATCAGGTATTGTTGTCCGGTCTAATGGCACAGATTGCCAGCCAAAAAGGAATTAAACTGGAAGAGAGCCTGGTTCGCCACATGATTCTAAACATCATTAGGACTCATGTTAAAAACTTCCGTAACGAATACAATGAAGTTGTTCTTTGTTGCGACAACCGAAAATACTGGCGGCGTGAACTATTCCCCTTCTACAAAGCAGGACGCAAAAAGACCAGAGAAAAATCTGATTTGGATTGGCATCTCATCTTTGATATGTTGACAAAATTCAAACAAGAGCTGAAAGAATATTTTCCTTACAAAGTTGTTGATGTTGAAGGCGCCGAAGCTGACGATATTATTGGTACTCTTGTGCCTCGTCACATTATGCATGAAAATATTTTAATCATCTCTAGTGATGGTGACTTCCTGCAATTGCAACAATACAATACTTCATCAAGCAAGTATAGTGTCAAGCAATATAATCCCGCACAGAAGAAATTTATCATTTCTGAAAATCCTTTGATGGAATTAAAAGAAAAAATCATTCGTGGTGATAAAGGTGATGGCATTCCAAATATTTTGTCTCCATCGGATTGTTTTGTTCGCGAAGTACGTCAAACAACAATTTCCAAGATCAAATTGGAAAAGTTGATGGAGAAAAACTACGCCGATTGGGATAATGAGAATGAGAAAATTGGTTTTTCAAGAAATCAAGCACTAATTGATCTCAGTAACATTCCAAACGATATCAAAGACAAAATTATAAATACTTATGATGAAGTCAAA